TAAATGGTTCAGTAGCATCAGATCCTCTACCTAAAGTAACAGGTCTTGAAGCTTTGTTAATGAATGGTTGTGTAAATGTAGTAACTGTTGGAGCAACACTATTTGGCCCAATAATTTCAACTCCATTAGCGTATACAATCAATTTATTAGTCGCTCCAGTATCCATCATAATTACAAAATGATACCATGCACTTGGATCTCTGAATGCAGCAGAAGAGGTTGCCTCAATTTGCCACGCAGAATCAACATCGTTTCTAACACCAAAAAAGAATTGGTCAGAGGTCACACTAGTAAATATTATGCATCTGCCGCCACTGCCACTCCCACCGGCATATGTATCAAAGAAACTATTCCTTAACCCAAGCCTACTACCAATCTTATACCATAAACTGATAGTTACTTTTGATTCATCAGTAACAGAAGATAAATTTGTTCTACTCAAATAACTAGACCCATCAAACCGTAATGACTGCTCAATCGGGTAGTCGTAGAAGCTAGCTGATCCGCCACTTTTTGCTGTGCCTTGTATAATGCTCATGGGCTTTTACCTGACTCCGTTAGCTAAGTGCGGCAGTTACTGATACCAGCACTACAGAAGCACTTGGCGCAAAGTATGACAACCAGTATTCGCCTGTTGCTGACAACGTAGTTAAATCCGCCGTTCCTAGCTTTACGGATGCCGCTTTACTGGCAGTATAAGCTGACGCATTGTTAACGTAGATGTTTCCAGACTGTCCTGCCGTAATATTCGTAAAGGTAATCGTATAATTGGCAGTTGGCGTACAAGAAAAGTTATTAGTGGTGTTCATGTCAAAACTGGCAGTATTGGCTACTGTGACTGTGCCACGATTGCCGCCAGTAAATGTCTGGTCTGCCGTCAGATCCGCAAAGTTGGATAAGCCCAGCGTGGTTCGTTGGGCCGTTGTATCCGCATCATCTAATAGCGCCCGTCCTGCACTCGTCAGATCCGCCACGGCATAAGTATCGGACGCAGTGGTGTACAACATTTTGTCAGTGTCAGTGGTTAGGCCACTGATCGAAGTCAGCCCAGCATCTAACGGTTGCTTACTACCTAAGTCCGTAGTCAAGTTACTGATCTTTGCTTGGGCAATCGCAGCATCTGCGGCAATATCCGTGTTCGTGATGGTCCCGTCGGCAATGTCCTCAGACGTGAGTGGGACAGGGGTTGGTTGTTTTCCGATATAGGCCATTAGCTTTGCTCCAATACTGAAATGACCGCATCCACGGAGGAAGCGACACTGCTGGTTACTGTGATCTTGTCTCCGGTTTCCAATACGACTTTCTGATCTCCTCCAACCAACACCAAACTTCCTCCTACTGGAATCGGAGCATCCTTGACGAGGTAGGCAGTGGTTCCGCTCACCCCAAGACTACTGTCAAAGAGAACCGCACTGATGGTGATTGCAGCACTGTGTTTGTTTGCCAACGAGGCCCCAATAACGGTTGTTGTTGTTGCAGAGGGCGTCGTGTATATGTCGTTCCCGCTGGTTCCAATCGATGTTGTGATCTGGTTCTTAAATGTATTTGCCATGATTATCCTAGTGCAATGCTGAGTGCGAGGGCGGTCCCTGCTGGATCAAAGTCTGTCCCTGACGCTGGAATGGTCAGTGTCACATTCCCATTCACATCTGGCGTATTCCCATTCACCGAATCTACGGCTCCAATTCCATCGGCTCCTCGGAGATCCCCTGTGCTGAAGCCCAGTCCATCGTCACTGGTGAACGTCACAACCCCTGTGGACGCTGAATAGCTTCCTCCTGTGAATCCTGATCCTGTGGCTCCCCGCAGATCCCCTGTGGTGAATCCCAGTCCATCGTCACTGGTGAACGTCACAACCCCTGTCGATGCTGAATAGCTTCCTCCTGTGAATCCTGGCCCTGTGGCCCCATCCACTCCATCGGCAGGCTTGGCAAAGGTCACCACATCTGTGCTGGCATCATCGTAGGTGATCGTCAGCGCATAGTTGGCTGCATTGTTTGGATCAGTTCCCAATGCGGTGCTGGAGATTTCCTTTGGTGTGGTTCCATCGACTCCATCGGCAGGTTTTACAAAATCTGCAGTCGTCTGGGTTCCTGCCACATCATCAAAAGTAATCGTCAGCCGGTACTTGTTGGAGTCTGTTGGATGAGTCCCCAGTACGATGGTAGAAATCCCCCGCCCATCGGCTCCCGTTGGCCCCTGAGATCCGGTTGCTCCCTGAGATCCGGCGGCTCCCTGTGGCCCCGTTGGCCCCGTTGGGCCCTGGACTCCTTGTGTTGGGATGTCAATGACAAATTGCCAGGCGTTGTTGGTTCCAACGTCTCCGTTGCCACTGCCCTTGTAGAGGTAGGTGTATCCGTATTCGGTTGCACTGGTACTCCCCCCGACAATCGCAAACTGCCCTGTCGAAATCCCTACGTTGCTCGGTGGGTCAGAATCTCCAACCAAGGCTGCGTAGGAACCGTAGACATGAGCAATGTGGAAGGCCCCTCCTGCCGATCCGGCTGCTCCGGTTGGACCCTGTGGCCCTTCGGCTCCTTGGGGCCCCGTTGGGCCTGCTGGGCCTTGAACTCCTTGGGGACCACGAACATTTGGAATGCTGTAGGTGTAGCGATTGGGGAAGCCTGTCAGCGTGATCGAATTGCCGATATCGTTGTGATTGGCCGACCAGTAGAAAACCTTGGAAGGAGAAGTGTTGCTGATCGTCAGTGTTGCCGTTGCTGCCGTAGGTGTTGCCCCCAACGCCTCATAGGCGGAGACAAAGGCTGCATAGGTATTGTAGGTTGTGCCATCAATGACGTAGACCACGCCCTCTGTTCCACCAAATCCATTCTCATCCGCACGGTTGCTCAGAGAGAATGTGTAGGCGTTGTTGCCTCCACCGTTGAAGATGGTGGAAGACTGGATGTTGAAGATGAATACATCATTCAATAATCCGCTTAGTGCTGGCGCGGTTTCTGGGCCAGACCCTCCCTGCAGAGACAGGACGTATTCGCCACCAGATACGGTTACATCATAGGTATAGGTAGTCATCAGCTTCTGCCGTACTTGTAAATATCAAGGAAATCACATCCGGCAATCTGATAATTGTTTGATCCAAACAGATTGCTTTTGTTGGTATCTTGGAAAAACTCCCAACATCGAATCACCGCCCATGCCTCTGGGCTGGTATTTACCTTCCTTTCCAGATAGAGATCAAAACCCCTGCGGTTGTTGTCTCCTCCACTGATTGCCAACGTTGGGATCGTTGTCGATGTAAAGTTGCTGCTCGTCCCATCCACGGTTGCCGTTGCTCCTGCCACGGACAACTTGGCCCCTTGGATGCCATGCCACTTCAACCGAAAGGTTTCATTTGCTGCCAGATTTCCCAACGTCAAGGTGTTCCCAGAAAGGGACATTGTCGGATAGCTTCCGTTCATGGGGGCAACGTATCCCAGATTGACTGGACTCGAAGAGCCTTGGTCATTGCGGTACAGTGTAAAGAAATAATCCGTCAGTTCTTCTGGGGCGGCTTCTGCGTTTGGCGTAAAGACCAACCGTTGGGGCGTGTTGTTGCCCGTATTGATCAGGGAACCTGATGTGACCAGCGTCTCCTGGCCTCCCTCCAGAATGACCGCATTGTCCACTTCCATACGGGTCAGGTAGTAGTTGTTGATCGTTCTGCCGTTGCGCCAGTTGTAACTGTAGGCGATGGATTCCGGCCAATAGAGTTTCTGAGAGTAATTCAAGGAGGTTGTGCTGGCTCGGTACAACGACTGTCGGGCATTGTCGTAGTTGAACTCTGGCGTGGAATAAATTCCCAGCACTTCTGGTCGGATTTCGTAGATTCTGTCGTATTGGTAGGTTGTGACGTTCTTGGTTAGTTCCAGTTGGCTAGAGTAGGTGTATACTGTCTGACTTGCTCTTTGAGAGTCCGTAATCCCACTTGAATAGGAGTAAGTAATCTTCGTGTCTTGGATTGGTCCAGAATAGTTGTAGACATTCCCGCTTGCGGATATTCCCCATGTTGCAGGATAGGTGTTGTAGGGCTCTCCTAGTTTGTAAACGTTGTATCCATAACCAGTATTATCATATCTAACAAAATCACCTCTCTTTAGAGTCACGCCATTTACAGTGATTTCTGTTCTTGTCATGGCATCATCATAAAAATTTCCAAAAAGAGAAGTATACCCAGCAATCCCAATCTGATTAGGCCCAGTAGCGTTGATTGTCCCTGCGTTTGCTGGAATCGGGGTTACTTTTGTGCCGATATAGCCAAATGGGTAGTAGTTCCCAACTTGCCAATACTGGTTGTAAGCGTCTCCATTGTTAAAAAGCTTGTAATCATAAGCCCACGCCTGCCCTGTCCGTTGACTCCCCCGTGTTACTGTGATCCCGTTGATCGTGACGGATGTTGTTGTAGGTTCTGTGGAGTAATAACTGATCTTCTGTGTTCCGTTTAAAGACACTGTCAGCTTGTAGGGATTTGCTCCTCCAACCTGCTCAATTTTCCAGTAGTTGTTCTGATCATTAATGTCGTTGTAACTAACAACATCTACAGTTCTTGTGTAGAACTTGTTGTCCGTTGCTCTTGCCCAGTACTCTGACCCCCCCTTTGTCCACTTGGTATGTCCATCCTCTGTTACTGCAGGATCTGAAATCTCGTATCCCATGTAGGGAGCCTCACTGACCGTCACATCCACGGTACTTGCCGTAGGAGTTCTCTCCTTCAAACTTGCTGCTGGACTTGCTGAAGCATTTCCTAATGACCAGTAATAGTTCGTTGTTCCCGAAATCCTCCACTGGTAGTATCCGTTCCTGTCTGGGCTGGTAGCATTGTCAGGAGTTGTAATCACATACTTTGTTCCAGATGTTCCAAACCAATAATCTGCTGTTCCAGCGTTTGCAGTAGTGACCGCCACTCCAGAGATTCCATAATCTTGAATGCTCGTAGTTCTGGTCTTCATCTCATACGGAGAAGTCTCGCTGACCCAGGTCTCCTGTGGATAGGCGTTGTTGCTGTTCGTATACCTTACATGCCCATCGACTGCCGCTTCGTTGGCATTGACATACCCAAATGCCGAAGCATTGCTGGCTGTCATGAACTGTGTGTCTGGAACCGTTGTCCCTGCGTCACTGTACTTGATCTCTGATCCAATCTGGTAGTAAGGCCCCAGATTCCCCTTGTACCAAGTTGAATACCCTCGGATGGAACCACTCTGGCTGTATCCAAACTCAGAGGCAGTGGATGTTGTCAGCAACACCGACTGTGCGGCGACATAACTTCTTCCTGCATCAGAAGCGACCAGTTCCAAATTTGGGTCTGTGTTCGATACCGTCACCGTCATCTGCAGGTTCACTGTGCCATAGAAATCCGAAAGGCTGATCTCCTGCCCCCGTTTTGGAACGGTTGCCTCCACGCCCCAGTACTCTGAGAGGAAGGCTCCCCCATCAATAATGTTTCCGAATTCTTCTTCAACCTGAGAAAGGCTGATTGCTCCAGATTCTTGTAAAGGCATCTTAGGATGAACTTACGGTGGCTTCGTTGTAATCGGCAATCTTGACATAGGCCACGGTTCCGTGGGCACTGCTGTCGGTTCCAACAGTATGCATCTGCAACGTTCTACCACTTGGAGTCGTGTACTGAATCCACATCGACTCGCCTGCGGTGGCCCGATGGATTGTTGTAAAATTAACACTGCAGGGTTTCTGTCCTGCCGGAGCCGTCCCATATACCCGATGAATCTCGGTGGACCCTGCATCCGTATGGACATCAAAGTAAAAGTCGGTATCGTCTGTCTGGGAACTTGCTGTGGAAACCGCCCATGTTCCTGTGATCAGATAGACTCCTGCTTCTGGGAAATCCAATCCCCCATTGGCGTTGAAGGAGTGTGGTGACCCCCCAGGACGTTGGTTGTCATAAAGAGTGTTGGTTTCTGTCTGGCTCAGATCCAGTGTGGACCCGTTGAATCCTCCAAAGAGGTAGGAATCAAACTGCCAACGGAAGAAATTGGCTGTCAGTTCCCCGGCAGGCCCCTGCGCCCCACGCAAGTCTCCTGTGGAAAAGACCAGTTCTGGATAATTGGAAGAAAAGGTAACAATCCCCGTACTGCTGTTGTAAGTTCCAGCAGTCCATCCCTTGCCATCGTTTCCGTCTGTTCCATCGGAAGGGACATCAATCTGACCTACCAACGTCTTGGGGGCGTTTGGAACGTCATCCGTGAAGGTTGTGACCAGATTGTACTTTCCATTGGAAGGAGCCAGAAGTTCAATCGTTGCGACTCCTCGACCCTGATCTCCCTGTGTCCCTGGCAATCCTGCCAATCCGTCATTCCCTGGAGGACCTTGTGGTCCCTGTGGCAAGGTTACATTGCCTGTGTATCCTCCGTTGGATAACGCAAAGCGGATTGTTGATGCATTGACAACATCAACATTGGCAATCCCCACACCGTCCGCTCCATCCGCTCCATTGGCCCCGTCCGCTCCATCTGCTCCATCTGCTCCATCGGCCCCAGGAAGCCCCCGCACACTCTGTGGTGTGACAATGATGTCCCCGTTGCTTAGTGTCAGTTCAAGCTGGCTGTTGCTGTTGATCGATGCGTTGGTTGGTACGATCTTCGGTAGGTCAAAGTACGAAGTGTAGGTTGCCGGATTGGTATCGAGTTCAAACCGGATTTGTTCGGTATTGCTGGGGTTGACACTTACCTCCACCAGCCCTGGTCCATCGGCTCCATCTGCTCCATCGGCTCCGGCAGGCCCTACAATCGTTCCTGTCGAAGTCAACACTGTCCCGTTATTGAACGTCAACTCCAGTTGGTTGCTTCCGTTGACAGCAATGTCTACAGCATTGACCACAGGCAGGTTGACCGAATAGGTCGAGGAATCGGTCAGTGTGAAGGTGGCACTACTGGTCCCCTGTGGCTGGGTGATTGTACTGATCCCTACTCCGGCTGGCCCCTGCTGAGATACGCCTACGTCTTGATAGGTGATGACCAGTGAGTCGGATGCCGAATCATAATCAATGTTGACAATCCCAGGACCCGTCAGTCCCGTTGGTCCTGCTGGCCCCTCCAGTCCTGCCTGCCAAGCATTTCCATTCCAGAATTCCAACTCCTGTGTGGTGCTGTTGTAAATGACTGAGCCGGTGATTACCCCGGAGGTTGGTCTGGCTGCCTCTGTATAGGACCCCAGAAAACGGGCATTGATGTTGTCCGCCAGCGCCTGTGTCTTGGCTTGGTAGTGCAACGCACTGAAGCCCGTTGTGCTTCCATCGGAAAGCGTGTACTGCGTGTCCTCGGCGTTGATTGCCAACTTCTCCGCATCGGCTTTGGCGTTGCTGGCGTTGGTTCCCGCAGTGGATGCCGTGTTGGCAGATACTCCTGCGGTGTTACTGTATCCCTGTGCCTGTGCGGCATATCCTGCAGCCTGACTGGCTGATGCTGATGCCTGACCTGAGAATGTAGATGCCTCGACTGCGGAACTTGCTGCGGTGGTTGCGTTTGTCTCTGCCTGAGAGATGCTGCTGTTCTCATCAACAATTGCTGCTGCCAGCGAATTCACATCCGCTATGTTGTCACTGACCTGCTTGATCTTGGAACTCGCTCCCAGATTCAGATCATCGGCAACGATTTCCACATCTGCAAAGTTGTCTGCCACCGCCGCAACCTTGCTGGTTCCACTGTCCAGGTCTGTTGCCAACGTGGTGATCTCTGTGTCTGAACCTGCCACCGTGTTGATGTTGCTCAGTGCTGCTGCAACCGAAGCTACCGTGTTGTATTCTGCTGTGGAAAGAGGGATTGCCTCCAGAATCAGTTCAAAGAAGGTTGTGTTGGTGATGGCATAGGAAGCCCCCGCCACCACATCTTGAATGACCACATACAAACTGTTTGTCGAGGGATCACGGATCAGATCGTCTGTGTTGTATGCCTGACCCTGCGTGTAGTCTCCACTCCAGTTCAACCCCGGTGGCAGTTCTCTTTCATAGACAAACAGATCCCAGTATTCCGAATTGCCTTCTGTGGAAGGCAACGCAGTCCCCACAGGAACGGTTCGGGTTGCAATGTAAATCCGGTTGCGGGTTGCGTCACGGACAATGTCCCGCTCCACATAGGAATTGCTTGTGCTGTGGATGCCTCTCCACGAAACCCCAGGAGGTCCTTGGGTTCCCTGACTTTGGACAATGATCTGTGCGCGAGTGGTACTCATCGACTCACCTCACCTAGTACTTTGATTTTTCCAACTAATACTTTTTCCACGACGTTGTTTTGCTCTATTTCCAAATCGTATTCGTAAACTCCTGAGAGATACCCTGCTGTCGCAGAGGCTCCCACGGTGATGCGGATGTTCGGAGAAACCGATTGCATTGTGATCTCCTGTCCACTGTTCCAGATGTCTGTCGGCGTGGCTTCCCCACGATGAGTCTTGATGTATAGACGTGCCGTATAAGTGGTCAGGTCCCGAATGTTCCCATCCTCATCCTTTACCGTCAGGTCTGCCCCAAACGTTGTTCCCTGCTCCACTTCAAAATCATAAATGCCGTAGGCCATTAGCGGGTAACTCGGAAGTAAGATTCATTGCGGCCTTCGCTTTTGCTGAAGGAGTTGATTCCTTCGTTCAGTAAGGCTCCACTGGCCAACTCCATAAACCTTCCACGGGCAATCTGGGCCTTTTCTGTGTTGCGGGTCTGCCCCTCTCGGTTGTAAGCCCTTTCCAGCGCACCAAACACCAACGCCTCATGATAAAAATGCCCGATGATCGGCTCCGTGGCGTCTGCAGTAATGTCTTGAATCCTTGGCAACCCACGCAACAGGATCTCCTTGAAGACCTTCGTGGTTGCCGTTGCATCGATGAACAGATCCTCATCCCTTGCGGGAATCGGGAAGATCCGAAAACTTCTGGTCGAGGCCGTATTGTAGACAATCGCCTCTACCGGACCATTGCGCTCCCGCCACTTCGGAGTGGCATTCAACGTGTAGTTTGCCCGAATCGTTGAGAATGGATTGGGGACTACCCCAAAGACCCCATTCATGAACTGGCCTCCACTGCTGAAACGGAAAACCGCTGCGTCCAGTTCCCCTTCACTCATGATTGCCAGATTGATCCCGTCGAGGCTGGCGGAGACGATCTCCTCAATACTGTCTGGAACCGTTAGCACCGGATCAGTTGGAAGATAGCTGATTGCCCCTGGTTGCTGCTCTCCTTCCGTCAAGTACCGGAAGATCGTCTCCGTCAACTTCGTGATCACATAACTTTGGTTGGAGATCACCACGGTGTCCCCTGTGCTGAGTCCGTGAGCCGATGCAGTCGTCACTGTGACCGTCTTGCCATCCACCGTGGCGGTTCCTGCTACGGCAGTTGCTGGTCCGCTGGATAGCGCAACCGTTGCCGTTACCTGTGGCTGTCGGCTGATGCGGACAAACTCCCGTTGGGCGTCATCGATGTAGCGGTTGATCTCCGCATTGCTCCAACGGCGGTTCTCTGTGTCCTGCAGGGCCTCCTCTACCCGCTCTCGGATCTCTCTTCTATTCACTGATTGATCTCAATCACTTCAAATCTCTCCATGCTTTCATCAATTGGCTTGTCTGCGCCCTTGGGCCACCGAATCGCCCGAAGCTGGAACCTCCGTGAAGAGCGCCCCACCAACGATCTCATCGGATCGGGTTGCAGATATCTCGTTCGGACGGTGTCCGACAAGGCGTTGAAATGCTGGATTGGTAACAACACCGGCTTGTTGCGGGGGATGATGATCGTGTGGGTGTCCACGGTGACCGGAACCGGCCCCAAGTCCCACGACTCGTCTCCACTGTCAATCTGAGCCACCACATGCCCATCCGCTGGACGGTGCTTCACGTCAACCTCCTGCGCCATTTCCATCCCATCCTTCACAAAGGTGAACTGGTCTTCCCCTGTGCGAACATAGGACTGGTGCAAGGTCGGTTCTGGTAATTTGTCTGGTAAAAGTCCTCCGGCTACGGCCATTGGTCTTCCTGGTTAGAGGTTACTGAATTCCCGACGCCCCCAACGAAGGGAGACATCGGGAGTAGTAGGCGATTAAGAGTACGCTACGTTTGGCGCGAAACGGAAATCCACCCAGAAGTACATGTCTCCTGCAGTGGCAGCGGTTCCAACGGTGGTTACGGTTGCCCGTACCACATAGTTGTCCTCACCATCGTCCGTTGCGGTGTAGGCCGTCACGGCGGTCATCTGCTTTGCAGCAGGGGACTCGGTTCGGGCTGCGGCCTTAATGCTGGTGGATGCCAAGAAGGAATCCACGGTGTTGATGTCGCCAACCTGCACAGCAGCTGAAGTGCCGTTGTCGAAGGCGGTCTTGACGACGACGTTGGCCTTCTCCACGATTGCGCCTTCCGGCACAACAATGTCAAAGGTGTAGGTTCCTGCAGCAGAAACATCCGCTGCTTGAACCCGAACATGCTTGCTCGTCTGAGGCATGTTGATGTGTTTAACGAGAATCGATTCCATTATTATCTCCTAACTTGGAATCGCCCCACCCAAAGGTAGGGCTATTGTAATTAGATGTCAGTTGCGCCAACTTCGATGCGATATAGGTACAAATCCTGCAAAATAACGCAAGAATACATCGTTTGCCACGAAACTGTACCTCTTTGTCCCAAGGGGTCGCCGGGGCCAGGTTTGGGGGCAACTACCGTCGAGCGGAGAGAATCCTTCCCGCCCAGCGTCGCGCATCCACCAAAGTCTGCAGCCATGATCACCAAGGGATAGACATCGATGTTTCCACCAGTTGCCTTCAACCCTGTGGAACCAACCGCTGCGCCTGCACCCTTGAAGGGCATCGCCTGTGTGGTCAGAATGAAGCGGATTCCTCTTGCGGCTCCTACCTCTCCGTCCATCACATCACCCTGATCGGCATACTGCTCTACGGGTACATAACCCGGAAGTGCTTCCAGATCCTGACGTAGATCTACATGACCAATCGCAACGAAGGACTCACGGATGGGGCTGGTGGAGACACCGTCGGTGGCATCCAACTGCTCTTTCAACTTGGTCGCGTCGTTGTTCTCCAAGACTCGGATTGCACGGTCCAACAAGGTCGTTGCCGCTGTTCCTGCCGCAGCGTTCTTATTGGCAATCGTGTAGTTCACGTCACTTCTTCCGGTACTGCCGGTTGAACGTGCGTACCCTACCTGTGATCCTGCCCGGAATTCCTTGTAGGAGATGAAGTCCAGCGTCTCGCCTGCTTGCTGCGCCTGTCGCTCTGTGATCACCTGGACCAGCGGATCGTGGCTTGCCGCCAACATGATGTCGGTGGTGTTCACATACGAACCATACTGCTGCAAATTGTGCTTGATGGTCGTGTGCTGCAAATTCACAAAATTCGGGGTCACCCCTTCGGCAATCGGCGTGTCCACAATCGGGAACCGCTCGTACCGTCGGTGGCGAATCTCCAGACCCTCTTTCTGTGGCTTGGTTTCGCGTTGAGCAAATTTGCTGAAGGTGAGTAAACGCTTCGCAATCGGAAGCATTCGTTTTTGGATGGTGTAGGCATCGTGCTTCGACAGATCACCGTAAGATGATCCGGTAAGCAGACCCGTTCCTGCATTGATAGCCATTTTTCTTTCCTATGTTCTGGCCATCTGGTCATTGATCTCTATGATCAATCAACAGATAGTCGTCTACCATGAAAATCTAGACGGCGATGCTCTCCCAGAGTTCTTCGTCGTTCATGTCCTCTGGCCTGCGTTCCTGCTGTCTAGGATTACTGTTCTTGAGCAGACCCTGTGCTGCCTTGCGGCGGACAGTGCCTTGCGTTCCTGCTGCTGCTGCTGGCGTTGCTACTGGTGCTGGCTCCGATCTGAACCTTTCCCGCCCCACTGGGGTGTTGAGAAAGTCGTTCATCACTGCCGCATGATCTGCCGGGTCCATCGATTTGGTCATTGCTGCCAGACGTATCGGTGCAGCCTTGACGTATTCCTCAAACTCCGGGCTTCTGTCAATGTCCATGTAGTCGTCACCAACGTGCGTTCTCATGTGCGCGGCATGTTGCAGGCGATACTGATTCGCCTTGTACTGCTGTGCTACCTCTTCCAGCTGGCCGATCCGGTCTTCCGGTATCTCCGGCATCTGGATTCCTTTTGTCGCCTTGGCGATTTCGTGAGCAATCAACTTTCTGTAGGCTGAAGTCAGTTCTTGGAACTCGTCCAACGTCTGCTTCGTTGTTGGATCAAACCAGTCTTCGTCCAAAGGACTCGGTTCCTTGGGCTTGGCTTCCACAGGAGTTTCCTCCTTCTGCTTTGCCAACTGGCGCTCCATCTCCAACCGCTCCAGGCGTAACTGCTGAAACTGCTCCCGCAGTTCCTTCGTCTCCTCGTTGCGGCGGTGGAACTCCTTCTCCAGGTCCTTGTACCGCTTCTCGTAATTATGCTCCTCCTTCCTCTCCTCGGCGGTGGGTTCAGAGGGTGCTTCTACCTCAAAGACCTCTGATTCCTCCTCTGCCTCGTCAGTGGCTGTGGGGGATGCATCATCACTTACGTCTTCAACAACCGGGGCCCCTACTTGGTCCCATAACTGATCGTCCGATAATTCCACCGTCTCTGAAGCTGAGTCCTCAACCATCGATTGAGACAACCCCTGTTCTGTGGATTCTGCCATTGTCTTCCTTGCTCACAAGGTTAGCGCCTTCTCAAAGTGCCCCATCTATCTGGGATCTGAGTTCTGGCGGACTGCTTGAGGGTTCATCGGCAATTCCAAGATCTCCTTGATTGCCTCCCGATACCCTTGTAAATGTGAAAAAATAAGCCTTTTGGCTTCACTGTCGATGGTCGCGTTCACCAACTGCTCATCCGTGTCCTTCAACGCTTGGAGTAAATGCTGGTAAAGCACTTTCCAACCGGGGGACTCCGGTAAGGTGCTGATGAGTCGTGGGTCCATCGGCAATTCCTTAGTTGACCGTTGGAATGTTTGCTGCCGGTAACTGGTTCTCTGCGGCCTGCTCCCGCTGCTGCGCCATCATCTCACGGGGATTGTTCTCCCCACCCTGCCGCTGCTGCTGGGCCTCCGAACTGCGCTGCTGCGCTAGCCGGTTCAACTGCGCTACCTGCGCCTGTCTCATCCTCTCCTGCTCCGCCTGTGCGGCCTGCATCGCCTGTTGCTGGGCCGCCTGGGCCTGCATCGCCTGTTGCGCCTGCATCTGCATCTGCTGCTGTTGCGCCTGCTTCTGCTGCTCCTCGTTGATCAACATGCTCATTCCGTAATAATCGGGTATCGCCTCGCGTAATACATTCCCCTGCCTCAATAACTCCATCCGCTCCTGAATCTGACTCTGGCGGATGTCCTCACTGGCTGCCTTCTTTTCATCCAAAATGGCCTTCGTCTTTTCAAATTCGCTGCGTAATTGGAGTTCCTGCTGCAAAGACTGGATCTTCATCTGCTCGGCCTGCTGTGCCTGCTGTGCCTGCTGCTGCATTTGCTGCTGCTGGTTCTGCTGGACCTCCTGCTCCGATTTGACGATCATCTCCGGGTCCAGATTAAATGCGCGAACCAACGGCTGGACAAAGGCATCGTACCGGATGTAGTTCTGTAACTGTGGTAACTGGCCGATTGTGCTGAGAAACTGGATCAATTGCGTGTTGTGGACTTCCTTTGCCACATACTGCGTCCAGCCTGTGCAGATCGCCTCGTAGTCCCCCTTCAAGGAAGAATCACTGCTGTCTACCATGATCCAACGGTAGATCGCCTCAATGTTCCGTGTGATCATGTCACTGATCGAACGGACCACGTCTGCCGTTTGCTTGTTCGCGTTGGAATTTAGGATCGACATCCCTGTCGCCGTCCGGGTCTGCGAAGGAGACATGTCCCCATACCCAATCGCTGTCTGACCACTGTCGAGATCTGCTTCCCGCTCCAACACCTGGATCAGGTTGAGCAACCCACTTGTCACGTCTGGGATCACAATCGATGCAAACGCATCCTGCACACTCATCCCACTGCGGACCTTGAACTGCTTTCCTGCCCGAATCGACTCCAGATCACTGCCACTTTCAAAGGCTGCCGGATTGACCACCGTCATCGGAACTGCCGATAGTTCCTTGCCCTCGACCAACATCGCATAGGCAAAGTTGATCAGATGCTGTACGTCCCGAATCGCATAGTAGATTCCATCGCCCCAAATGCTCTCCGGGTTCCGTTGCCAGTAGGCAAAGTCATACGGCTTGCGGCCATCAAACGGGTTGATTGCCATCTTGATGACCTTGTGGCCTACCACATGCGCCACTACGTCCAATGTCCCCGTAAAGTCATCCTCAATCGGCAAATGCCCCTGCAGGTCCTTCGCGTCCAGCTTTCCCCAGAATTCCAAGACCTCAAACTTCTTCACACGGTGCGAATTCGTCTCGTCCAACGTCTTCGGATGCTCACTCTGGTCCTGCCCCTCGACACTGCCAATGTCTCCAGAAATCACCTCATCGATGACCTCTGGTAAAAAACCTTCCTGCGATCTTCCCAACTCCCGTAACTGGATCGATGACAGAAACGAACGCTGGATCACATACTCCGCATCGTCTGCCGATGACGCCTCCGGTGTCGGAAAGACATTCCAAATGCTGACGTAGTCCACCGATGGAACCAGTTCCGACTCAATCTGACTCTCTACCTGCTCCATGAACTGGCCTGATGCCGGGTCCATCATTCTGGTCGTCTGGTACACCGGATAGTTCACATACTCCAACATCGGAGACTTTGTGACACAGGTCCCGTACAGACAAAGTTCATGGATGCCGTCCAACAGGCTGTCCAGGTAATGAGTCTGGTCCAGTACGTCCCGAATCCGGTCCTCCATGTTCTGAGATCGCTGTTTCACGGCGTCCAGTAACTGGTATCCCTGCAGGCCCTGCTGGACCAGATCCTGTGGCAAGTACCTCGGTTTCCTCGACGGGGTTACCGCAAACGGGATTCTGCCATCGTCAAACAGCAAGGAACCAATCTTGACCTTTGCCGAATTGACCTTGCGACGGGTCTGGTTGATGAAAATCCCCCGACGGGCCGCTACACTGTCTCCACCCGCACTGTTGATCTTCTCAGGATACTTCGCCCGATACGCATCGTAGGCGTCCCGCCAGATCAACTCGTTCTCCCGACGGTACTCCTTCGCCTGCTCAAACAAATCCCGAACAACCTTGCCGATGTCATCCAATGGCGCAGAAATCACCTTGACCTCTACCGCCTCTGGAGTATCCAAGCCCTCCTCGTCTAGAATTTCTTCTGCGTCCTCTGGAAATACTGCCATTACTGCTTCTTCCGGTTCGCTCTTTTGCTGATCACTCGCAAATTGCTCGGCTTGTTGTTTCTTGGGTTTCCATCGCGATGATCGACCTC